ACACCACCACGGGCGCTTACACTGTCACTCTGGCCTCTGCTGGCGGCGGCACTTATGTGACAGCTTCTGGCGGGAACGGGCTAACCCAAAGTTCGTTTATTTTTTCTGACGGCACAAACATTACTTACGCTGATGACGTGCGCCTGCAATTGAATGCTGGTGCCGGTATCTCAATCAGTGCTGGCAATAACCCGACGATCAGCAATACGGGCGTGCTGTCTTTCAATACCCGCACGGGTGCCGTATCCTTGACATCGGGTGACGTAACGACCGCTTTAGGTTATACACCGCCAACACCTACTGGAACGGGTGCTTCGGGCACTTGGGGCATTAACATATCTGGCAATGCCGCTACGGTTACCAATGGCGTGTATAACAATGGCAGCACATATGGCATTAGCATTTCTGGCAATGCTGCTACCGCTACAAGTGCCACAACCGCGACAAACGTGTCTGGTGGTTCTGTATCTGCAACATCGGGATCATTTAGCTCTGGCTTATCTGTGACAGGGGCCATCACAGCGACTGGTAACGTAACGGCTTACTATTCTGATGACCGGTTAAAAGTAAACTTGGGCGTGATTGCTAATGCATTGGATAAGGTCAATTCTCTTAGCGGTTTTTATTATGAACCTAACGATACAGCCATTGGGTTTGGGTACGAAAAGGTACGCGAAGTTGGTGTATCCGCGCAGCAAGTAGAAGCAATCATGCCAGAAATTGTTGCACCCGCTCCAATAGATAACAAATACTTGACCGTGCGATATGAGCGACTTGTTCCCTTGTTAATACAAGCGATTAAAGAATTGTCTGCTAAAGTGGAAACTTTGGAGGCTAGATAATGGCAACGCCGGTTAGCGGAACCATATCTATTAACGACATAAACAACGTCTTTGGGCGGGGCGCAAATCTTAATGCTTATCGTGGCACAGTTTGGTATCAGCCTAACTCATTGAATACTGGCTATTTTTCTTCTGGCACGATTAGCTTGTCAGACTTTTACAACAAACAGCCTAATGACCCAGCATCTTCTGGTGCGGTAGATTATACATCCTACGGCACATATGGGTTTGTTGTCCCGCTGTTTAGAAACTCATTGACCGTTCAAATTTGGGGCGCTGGTGGTGGCGGCGGTGGTTATGGCAACTTAGCTAATTACTCAACGACTGGCGGTCAATCTTCATTTGCCGGTTATTATGCCAATGGCGGCACTGGCGGTCAAATGGCAGGGACAGATCGTAACGGCGGCAATGAGTTTGCTGCAGGCGGAACTGGGGGAAGTGCCTACGGAAATGTGTCATCTATTACTGGTAATAATGGCGTAACAACAAGTTATGGTGTAGTAGGTACTGGTGCTGGCGCTCCTTATGGTGGTGGTAACGTGGATCCGGGATATAGACAAACTCCCGCTCCAAGTGGAACATTTCCGGGTGGCGGCGGTGCTGGATTTTACTATGACTTTGGTGGTAAGTTTCCTGCGGCTGCTGGCGGCGCAGGATCTGGGGGATATGCACAATCTGTGTTTTACCCCGGACAGTTAACCGTAGGCGCAACGATAAACGCGATTGTTGGTCAAGGTGGCGTAAGTGGTACATCTCCCAATAGTGGGAACTATCCATACGGCGGCACTGGATCTGACGGTCGCATTTACATATCATGGAACTAAAAGGAACGTAAAATGACTATCAATTTGACTTTGACTGTTGATGAAGTGAACTACATCTTGAACGCTGTTGCAGCCCGTCCGTATGCAGAAGTGAAGGATTTGGTTGAAAAACTTCAGAAACAAGGTGCCGAAGAGCTGGCAAAAGCCCAAGCTGCCGAAGCGCCACAGCCACCGGCCCAGTAAAATTTAAGGTGCAGCCATGAGCAACCAGCAGGAACACGACACAGTTATAGATGCCTCACTTGCTGGAGGAGCGATTACGATGCCCATCTGGGCGGCAGAATTGAACGCATGGCTGCACCTACTCATGGCTATCCTTGGTACGGGCCTTTTACTTTACCGCAGCTACAAAGCATATAAGGAAGCAACAAAGCGTAAAATGGATGGGTCGTAATGGATCCATTAACCATTTTGGCGGCAGCGCAAGCAGCTTATGCGGGCATACAAGCTGGGATTGCCGCTGGTAAAGAAATACAAGGCATGGCAGCCGACCTATCCGAGCTTTGGGGTAGTGTCGCAAAGCTGACCCACATGACCGCTGAAAAGCCGTCTACCAATATATTCTCCACCAAGACAGCGGAACAGATAGCCATTGAGCGCTACACGGCTAAGGCCGAGGCTGTTAGTTTGGCGGAAAAAGCCAAGAACATGTTTATCGGACAGTTTGGTCTTGCCGCTTGGGATCAAGTGCAGCGTGAAGTGATCAGCATCCGCAAAGAAATTGAACGTCAAAAGTATGAAGAAGAGCGTTTGGCAGAAGCTAGATTGGAAGACATCAAAGAAGCTGGTATTGTAACAGCTATTGTTTTGTTTGTGTTAAGTATAATGCTGGGCATAGGGATTATACTTTTACGGAGTTAAGTATAATGGACCTTGGCAAGTTTGGCTCTCTCATCGAAACCATTGCACCCACGATCGCAACAGCAATTGGCGGACCAGTTGCCGGTATGGCTGTTAAGGCACTTTCCACAGCCTTGTTAGGTCATGAAAACGGCTCTGAGGACGACATCAATACGGCTCTTGCATCTGCTTCACCGGACCAGATAGTGGCCATCAAGAATGCCGAAAACAACTTCAAAGTTCAAATGAAGAACCTCGACATCGACCTTGAGCGCATCTCTGCGTCAGATCGTGATTCGGCAAGAAAAATGCGAATAGAAACAAAGGACTGGACACCAGACATCCTTTCGTTTGTTGTTGTCGTCGCGTGGGTTGTCATTCAGTTTTACATTTTTAGCCACGTCATTGAGCCGACGATGAAAGAGCTTGTCGCTCGTGTGCTTGGAACGCTTGATGCTGCGTTAACCTTAGTTCTAAGTTTTTGGTTTGGCTCCTCCAATGGTAGCCGTCAAAAGGATGACACATTAAACAATTTAAGGTCTAAGTAATCCAACCGAATCAACAACGTAGGATCACTAAATGTCCAAGGCAAATTCGACTAAACTAAATGCAGATGCTTATACAGACAAATTTACCTTCATTGACCTACCAGACAGTGACCTGCCCGTCGAGGAGCTCATAGAGTGGCGCAAGCGGCAATTCACACAAAAAGCAGAAGCCAAGACATCTCGCAAGCTTGTCTCGCTTAACGTCAACTTAAACGGTGTCTATGGCATTCTGCACATGGGTGATCCCCATGTTGACGATGACGGTTGTGACCTTGCGCTGCTTGAGCATCACATGAACCTTACCAACATTACCCCCAACCTTATGGCTGGCAATGTTGGTGATCTTCGCAATAACTGGATTGGCCGTCTGGCTCGGCTGTATGGCAATCAAGCCACATCGGCAAAGCAGGCCCGTATGATTGTCGAGTGGTTCTTGCGTAAGGTCAATTGGCTTTACATTGTGAACGGCAATCACGACTGCTGGAGCGGGACGGACGATCCTATTAAGTGGCTATGCCGTCAGATTGGCACTCCAAACCAAGATCACGGCATTCGTTTGAACTTAAAGCACCGCCAAGGCCGAGACATCCGAATCAATTGCCGCCATGACTTCCAAGGACACAGCCAGTGGAACCCAGCCCACGGCGTATCCAAGGCGGCTCAGATGGGTTGGCGCGATCATATCCTTGTCTGTGGCCACAAACACGTTTTTGGCTACAATGTCACTAAAGATCCGATGACGGGCCTCTGGTCGCATGCCATTCGGGTCGGTGCCTACAAGGTTTACGATGAGTTCGCCGATGCAAAGGGCTTCCCAGACCACAATCTGCCAGCATGCGTAACCATTGTTGATCCCAATGCACTGCGTGAGGAAGGCATTATCACTGTCATTATGGATGTTGATGCGGCTGCAGAATGGTTACAATGGGCGAATCACCGTCAATCTCAAGTAAAGTCGGTTGAATCCATCAGCAAAAGTAAGGGTTTCCGCAAATGAAAGACAATTGGGACGATGTAATTAAGCTCATCATCAAGGAAGAAGGTGGCTTCGTGAACGACCCGCATGATCCGGGCGGCATGACCAACTGGGGTGTAACCAAGAAGACCTTGGAGGACTGGTGTGGGCATGAAGTATCTGAGCAGGCTATGCGAAATCTTATTCCTGCTGATGTATATCCTCTGTATCAGCAGCGCTTTTGGGATGTTATTGGTGGGGACATTTGTCCTCGTGGCCTTGATTATGCCTTGATGGACTTTGCCGTCAACTCCGGCCCAGCAAGAGCTCTGCGGTATGTGCAGACCATTTTGGATGTCGAAGTGACCGGCAAGCTGGACGATGCCACAAAAGCGGCACTGGCTGACTGCGATGGGGCTGAAACGGCTTCAAAACTATGCGATAATAGGCTAGAGTATCTGCAAAAGTTGCCAACCTTTGACCGTTACGGCAAGGGCTGGAGCGCACGTGTAGGTCGCGTCAAGAGTGAGGCGGCAAAGATGGCAGGATAAGGGTTCCTATGACAACTGGCCTTACATATTCCCAATATGTTACGCAAATAGCGACTATGGCCGTTGTCCCAGAAACGGATCCTAACTACATCGCCATCTTGCCTCAGATGATCACCTATGCGGAAAACCGCATGTGCCGCGATCTGGACTTTCTTTCTACGCAAGTGTCGCGCACTTACACACTGACATCGGGCACAAACCAGTTGGCAATTCCGACCGGTGATTTTGTCACAACCCAGACGATCACCGTTGGGCCATCTAACACGCCAGTTTTGCCCGTGTCTAAGACATTTATTCAGAACGTCTATAGCACCAATACCGGTGCGGCTCTGCCTCAGTATTTTGCCATGTATGGCGGTGACTTGACCACAACGGGCAATACTTCAAGCAACATTGTTTTTGGCCCTTGGCCCGACAGCAACTACACTATTACAATCACCGGCACGACAAGACCCGCAAGTCTGTCTGCATCCAACACGACGACCTTTATCAGCACATATCTGCCAGATGTTATGATCATGGCCAGCATGATTTATATCAGCGCCTATCAGCGTAACTTTGGCCGCCAGTCGGATGACCCAGCCATGGCGCAGAGCTATGAAGGCCAGTACAATGC